GGATATTTTTCTACTGTTATGAGACTTGATTTTTCAAGTGATACTACTTCTACTCCAACATTGACAGCAAGGTTGACTGCTGCTAAATCTGAATTAACAGCAGTTTCAAACTCAAACTAAATAAAAACATCTACAGTATTCTACTATGAATGATATTCTTGCGAATGTTTTGATTCAACCTAAAGTTGTTACACCAGAAGGGTTGAAGTTTTTAACGGATTATATGAGAAAATCTCATAAAGAACAAATGTCCGTTTTTGATGCTGAAAATAGTGATAAGACTAGAGAAAGACAATCAAAAATTGACTTATCGGCAAGAAATGTAAAGTGTGCCGATTTACTTCCAGTTTTTCCACAAGTCAAAGAGTTACTTGATAATGTGGTAAAAAATGTAATCAATCCTTTTTATGGATTTGAAGTGAGAGATAGTGAAGAACCACAACTACTTTGCTATGAACCAGGAGGACACTATAAACCTCACAATGATGCCGAAGGTTTATGGACAAATCCAGATGGAACTCAGGTTTGGAAGAAGACAATAGACCGTGATGTATCTACTGTTCTTTTTCTAAATGATGATTTTGAAGGTGGATATTTTTCTTTTCCAGATTTAAGAATTAAAATTAAACCAGAACCAGGTCTTCTTGTTTGCTTTCCATCTTCAAGGTGGTTTACGCATATGGTAGAACCTGTGATTTCTGGAAATCGTTATACTCTTGTGACGTGGATGAGAGTCAAAGGATTTAAAACAAAAGATGAAATAGATAAAGAGATTGCCGATAAATACAATATAGAGGTTTATTAAAGATGTCTCAACTTCTTAAGCACTATTGGATTAATCGTGATACTGGTGGATGGGCAACAGATACACCTTATGGTTTAATGATGCCCAATATTAAGGGGTTAGATGTTAAGTGCAATTTATTTACTGAAAATAATATACAATATTGTTTATCCACTGTTCCTGAGTATTTTGAACACGAGATTACAGTTTCTCAGGAGCAACTAACTGAATATCAAAACAATCCAAATATCACAGTAGTTAGTTCCACAGAAAAACAAGTTGAAGTTCCTAATCGTCCTGGTTTAGAATCAACTGAAGAAACAAGAGTACAAACTGTTTATGATGTTGTTTATAGAGAACCTTATATTATTCAAGAAACTGAAGGTGAAGGTCTTAAAATTATCACTCAACAAGAATGGGATACTGAAATTGAAGAATTTGATAATCGTCAACAAGATAAGAGATATGATATTTTAAGAGAACTTCGTGATAGAATACTTGAAATTACTGATTGGATTGCGATTAAATCATTAGAGCAAGAATTTCTTTCAGTAGAATTTAAAATCTGGAGACAAACTTTAAGAGATTTGCCAAACTCAAGCACATTCCCAACAGGTTTTCCAACTCTTCCAACTGAACTTCAAAATCATACAAAAATTCAAGAACTTTATAATAGATTTGATGAGGTTAGATCTATTTTTATGATTCAAGATCCATTAAGTAACTCATAACATTTTTTATTTTTATCATACGCATACTCGGCACAAGGACCATTTTTTCGCACAAAGTGTAGAAAGAGTTGCATAAAACGATCATTCTTGTGAGTTCTCATAGGACTTCTCCAATGAGGAACGGTCATTCCAAGATAGGCAAGACCACAACCAACAGGAGTTACAACTGATTGTTTGTTACCTTCTAAATCTTTAAGTTTAATTGGCCAAGCAGCATCACCACAGATATTCATTGTGACTGATATTTCACAGGAAGGACGGTCGGTATGGCAATTCATCCATCCTTTATTGTGATATGTTGTAGAAAACCAGTATGATGGTATAAGTTCTTCACCAACTAATTGTTCTAATGTTGGTTGAATTCTTTTCATAACAAAAGCACAAGCAGGTGGTGCATAACAAGTTAATACATTTCCTCTTTCTGGGTCAAAGTGAGTTTTTAATCCTCCTAAATCTTGTATCGCGCCCATTAAATTTTTATATTTGACTTGCAATGCGTCTTCTTTTGTGATAATATTAGGAATGTAATGCCAACCTTTTTTTAAAAAATCACTCATTTTATTAATGTTAAATAGTCGTATATTTCATATTTATTTTGATAGTTTATGAATAATTTTGTTAAACTTGCCCTTGAAAATGGTGGATCTATTCATCCACTTATAATTCCTGCATCTGCTCTACAGGGTCCTGCAATTACAAATCCTTCCATCTATAATGATAATGGTAAAATTCTTGTAAATCTTCGAAATATTAATTATACCTTATATCATTCTGAGAAAAAAAAGTTTCAGCATCATTGGGGACCATTGATCTATATTCATCCCGAAAATGATCTTCGTCTTCGCACATGGAATTATATGTGTGAGATGGATGAAAATATGAGAATTAAACGGCATCATCGTATTGACACTTCAAAACATCCAGATAAAGAACTTTGGGAATTTGTTGGATTGGAAGATGCTCGTATTGTTAGATGGGATGATAAACTCTATACTTGTGGTGTTAGGAGAGATCTTGATACTATTGGTACTGGAAGAATGGAACTTTGTGAAATTGAAATTACTGAAAATGGTGTTAAGGAATTAAGTCAATATAGAATTCCAACTCCTGGTGATGATAAATCTTATTGCGAAAAGAATTGGATGCCAATTCTTGACATGCCTTACCATTTTGTGAAATGGACTAATGGTACTGAAATTGTTAAGTATGATATTGAAAAAGGTACAACAGAAACTGTAAAACTTGTTGATTATAAGGAACTTGGTTGTATCGATCTTCGTGGAGGATCTCAAGTTATTCCATTTGGGGAAGGATATAGATTCTGTTTAAATCACGAAACATTTCTTTTCCGTAGTCCAGTAGACAGAAAAGATGGTAAATACCGCCATAGGTTTGTTGTTTGGGATAAAGATTGGAATATTGTTAAAGTTTCTCCAAGATTTTCTTTTCTTAAAGCTCAAATTGAATTTGCCGTTGGTATGTGTGAATATGGTGATGATTATCTAATAACCTTTGGGTTCCAAGATAATGCTGCTTATCTCCTTAGAGTATCGCAAAAATTTGTTCAAGATTTTATTTTTGAATGATTATTGAAATTGTAGAGATTCTTTATATCTTAAAGAAAATATTAAATTATTAATACTATTTTTGTAAAAAATGACTTTATCGTTTAATAGTTTGGGACGTATTGGACAACTTGGAAATCAAATGTTCCAATATGCAGCTCTTCGTGGAATATGTTCCCATAAAAATTACAATTATACTCTCCCAACTAATCATATGGGGAATATATTTTTGTATGATTGCTTTAAGATATTTGAATTGGAAAAAAACTTGAATCATTGGTCAAATTTTCCAAGAATATCACCATCTCATCATGGATTTGATACTCAGTTTTTTAATAATTGTCCATCAGAATCCGATATATTTGGTTATTTTCAAACTGAGAAATATTTTAAACATATTGAGGATGTAATTAGAGGTGAATATACATTTAAAGATCATATTGTAGATGATGCAAAAAAATATTTTAATTCAATGTGTTTTTCTGGTGAAGTTATCGGATTGCATATAAGAAGAACTGATTATATAAATCACGAATTTATAAGAAATTTAAATTTAGAGTATTATGAAAAATCTTTAGATTATTTTTCGGATAAAATTGATGTTCTTATATTTTCTGATGATATAGAATGGTGCAAAAATCAAAAAATATTTTCTAATTCTAGGTTTAAGTTTTCCGAAAATAATAGTAAATATGTTGATCTTTGTCTTTTAAGTATGTGTGATTATCATATTATTGCTAATTCTACATTTTCTTGGTGGGGATCTTGGTTGGCAAAAAGTAAAGGTACAATATCCCCAAAAGAATGGTACACCGTAGATAAATTAAATAATACAAATGAGTGGATGCCATATATAGATTTAAATTCAAAAGATATTTGTCCATCTAACTGGAAGTTAATATGAGTATTTCATTAATCTGTGCCTGCAAAAATAGAATTAAACCTCTTTTAATTTCATTACAATCTTGGTTATTGTGTGATGAAATTAAAGAAATTGTCATTGTTGATTGGAGTTCTGATGACCCAATTAAAAATATTACCAATTTGGATTCTAGAATTAAAAGAGTCAGAGTTAATGATCAACAATTTTTTAATCAACCACAACCATTAAATCTGGCATTAAAACTTTGCACTCAAGAAGATGTAATAAAGGTAGATTCTGATTATGTTTTTAATCCATACTGGAATTTTTTTGAATCTTATTTTGTTGATGAGACTTCTTTTGTTTGTGGAGATGTTGATCTTGAACCAAATAATGTTTCTGTTGAACCCTATTTTAAATATTTGAGGGGAACTCTTTATGCTAAAAGGAAATTTTTAGAAGAAGTTGGTGGATGGAATGAAAATATGGGAGAATATTATGGTGGTGAAGATGGAGAAATAGAAAATAGATTGGAATTATATGGATTGACTAAGAAAAAATTAAACTTAGATTATTCAGTTATGCATATTCCGCATTCAAATAAGGAAAGAGTTTTGAATTTTAGAGGGTATGTTTGTAATACAGATTTAAATGAATCAATTAGACAAAATTTATCTTATAATATGAGTGGAAATGAATTGGAATGGAATGTTGAATATATCTTAGCTGAGAGACATATTAATACTAATATACAATCATTTTATAATTCTACTTCTTATTATGTTGAACCAAAAACAAAATGGAATATAATTCAATTGGATGATCAAAATTATGTTGCAGAGATGCTATAATAGTAATAATAGATAATTTTTTAACTGGAGATAAAAATATGATACTGAATTTTGACTATATTGTTGAAAAATATAAATTAAATATTTCGGGAATTATTCATATTGGGGGACATTATGGTGGTGAATTGCAAGAATATAAATCTCATAATATAGACAATATTGTTTTGTTTGAACCATTGTCTTTAAACTTCTCAGTATTAAGTGAGACAATAAAGAATATTGGTGGAAATATTGTTGCCCATCAAGTTGCTCTTGGAAATGATAACCGAAAGGTTACTATGAATATTAGTAGCAATGATGCGATGAGTAGTTCTATTCTTACTCCTAAAGTTCACTTAACTGCACATCCAGAAGTTTCATTTAATGGAACTGAAGAAGTTGAGATGAAGAAACTTGATGATTATAATTATAAAGATTATAATATGATGATTGTTGATGTTCAGGGATATGAACTTGAGGTTCTGAGGGGAGCATCTCAAACATTAAATAATGTTGATTACATTTATTGTGAAGTCAATCGTGATGAAGTTTATGAAGGCAATGCACGGGTAGAAGAGATTGATGACTTTCTTTCTACTTATGGGTTTAAAAGAGTAGAAACACAATGGTATTATACTGAAGTATGGGGAGACGCTTTGTATATGAAAGAAAAAAAATCTAATGGTAGTGTTTCAATTATTTGTGCATGTAAAAATCGTCTTGAGTCTCTTAAAGTTTCTTTGAGTTCATGGTTACTTTTTGATGAAATTAAAGAAATCATTATTGTAGATTGGGATTCTGAGGTTCCAATTTATGACATAACAAAATTAGATCCCAGAATTAAAGTCATTCGTGTCGATAACAAAAAATATTTTAATCTTGCACAACCACTTAATCTTGCAGTGAGTCAAGTTACTAGTGATTATATTTTAAAAATTGATACAGATTATATAATTAATCCATATTATAATTTCTTCAAATTTTATCAGATTGATGAAACTTGTTTTGTAAGTGGTGCTCATGAGGCTCCAATTTTAAATTATGCACCCAATGAACATGGTGAATATGTTATTGATATGGCGAATAACACCTTTGATGATGTTTGTGGATATGTTAATTCCTTTAATCATTATTTTAGATATTTGAGAGGAATGCTTTATGTGTCAAAAGAAAATTTTTTAAAGGTAAAAGGTTATAATGAATTAATTGATAGTTATGGATTTGAGGATGGTGATATGGAAACCAAACTTAAAAATATTGGATTAACTCATAATTTTATATCTTATGATCACACACTTATTCATATTCCACATTCTGATAAAAAACGAATTGAAAATTGTAGATATGACCTTAATGATGAAAGAGAAATAAGATCTAATCTTTCTGCATATTATGATGGCGAACTATTAGAAGCACAGACTTATTATGGAGTTGTGAGTAGATTGATTCGTAAAAATAGTAATGATTCAAATCGAAAAGGTCGCAGAATAGAATGGAATATCAATAAACTTGACGATCAAATTTATATTGCAGAGGATATACTTGTCGATAAGATGAAGAACTTTCCTTTAGTCAATTATGTTAGTTTGGAGGAAAGTAAAGATAGACAATTAAGTCTTGAAGATCAGTTTTATGAGCATGGAATTACTAATATTAATTCTATAATTTCTAAAAGATTTTCTGAATCTAATGATATAGTAACTGGAAAATATCTTTATCAATTAAATGATGGTACTAAAGGTTGCTGTGTTTCTCATTTGAAAGCAATTAAATGGTGGTATGATAATACTGTAGAAGAGTATGGATTTTTCTGTGAAGATGATTTAAGTTTGGAGACTGTTCAGTACTGGAACTTTACATGGGAACAATTTATTGAAAAAATTCCAGAAGATGCTGAATGTGTTCAGTTGCTTACTATCCGTGGAAACTTTGATACTTTTGAATTGCGTGAAAGATATTGGGATGATTGGGGAGCAACTGCATATATCATGTGTAGGGAGTATGCAAAAAAAATTATAGATACTTATATTAAGGATAATATTTATCACTTGGAAATTCCAAATCAAGAGGTAATGCCCTTAATAGAAAATATTCTTTTTTCTTCTATTGGAAAAACTTATACAATTCCATTATTTGTTGAGAACAATGAGTTTATTTCTACATTCGAAAACAATGATGATGATGTAAATAAAGGACAAAAAACAAATCACAAAGTTGCAAGTGATCTTGTTTTGAATTATTGGAAAAATACTGAACAAAAAGATAACAAAATGTCTAAATCATTTACTATAAAATTAAAATATGTGCAAAATGAACTTGAAGAATTAATTACAAAATATTCTTTAGATACTGAAAATGCAGATCATAACTTTTCATTAGGTGTCTGGTATGAAAATCAAGGTCACACTGCACCTGCGCTTTCATATTATTTAAGATGTGCTGAACGATCTGAGGATGAAGATCTTGCTTATGAAGCATTAATTCGTGGATCATATTGTTATGAGAAACAAGGAACTAGAGATGGTAGTTCAAGATCCATGTTATGGCAAGCACAAGCATTTCTACCTCATCGCCCAGAAGCATATTTTCTTCTGAGTCGTTTTGCTGAAAGAAGAGACTGGTGGCAAGATTGTTATTTGAATGCTGATTTGGCTCTTAGATATTGTAGATTTGATTGTAAACCTTTAAGAACTGATGTCGAATATCCTGGAAAGTATGGTCTTCTTTTTGAAAAAGCGGTTTCTGGATACTGGTGGGAAAAAGTTGAAGAATCTAAAGAAATATTTTTAGATTTAAGACAAAATTATTCTTTATCTGAACAGTATTTAAAAGTAGTAGATGAAAATCTAACAAAAATGGGAGTAGAAATTCCAGAGATTAAAATTGAACCAATTCCAGTAATTGGAGTCCCGATTGTTAATGGATTTCATTGGTTACAAAGATTAGTTGATAGTATTGATTATCCTGTTAAAGAATTGTGTGTAATCAATAATAATGGAAGAGGAGAACTTGATGATGACTTAGAAAGACTTTCTAAAACTTCACATAAATTTATTGAAAAAATAAAAGTTTGTAATCTTCCAGCAAATATTGGATGTTCTGGTGCTTGGAATTTGATCATTAAAACTCATATGATGGATCCTTATTGGATTATTGTTAATAATGACATTTGTTTTAGTCCTGGTCTTCTGAAAGAACTTGTAGAAAAATCTAAAAAAGAAAATGTTGGCATGGTAAAAGGAAAGCAATTTCAATGGGATCTTTTTTTAATTAAAGATTTTGTGATTCAGCAATGTGGATTATTTGATGAAAATCTTTATCCTGCATATATGGAGGATTGTGACTATCATATTAGACTTTTAAATAATAATATTGAAGTTGATCATTTGGGATGTACTTATTTGCATGGTGATAAAGATTATGAAACTTCTGGATCTCAAACTTGGAGACTGGATTTATCTTTAAAGGAAAAACTTGATCATGCACATCAAATGAATGGCGGATATATGTCAGAAAAGTGGGGATTCAATTGGAGAAATCCTGATTGGTCATTTAATGCATATGAACATCCATTTAACAATGATATTATTCCAATGTCATATACCTGTTATAATTTGGAATTTGTTCGTAATAAAAATCTTGGATTTTAAATCTTATAAATTAATATAACCTTTATAAAAAATATGAATTTCACAGTCTATTCAAAAGAAAATTGCCCCTATTGTCATAAAATTAAAACTGTCCTAGAGTTGACAGGAAATAACTTCGTAGTGTATAATCTCAATGAACACTTTACAAAAGAAGAATTTTATTCTGAGTTTGGTGAAGGTTCCACTTTTCCTCAAGTTCTTTGTGATGATCAAAAACTTGGTGGATGTACCGATACAGTTAAATTTTTAAAACAAAAACAAATTGTCTGATAATAACCTAAATAAAAATGACAATCATGGCATGAACCGTGGTGTCGAATTGATTCTCTCAGGAGGAAAAAGAAAGCAGACCTATCCATTTCATATCATTTTTGAAAAGATGATTTGCTTTCTAAATCGGGAAGTAACCATCTATTTTGAGTTTTCCTTTAAAACAAGGAAAATAGATCAGTAATTTCCCGGAGAAAAGAAATGTTAGCAATTAGTCTAGTATTTGGTTCATTTTTAACAGTTTTATTTCTTATAGTGGGACTTATAGGTGGTTGGGTAGCAAGAGAATATATGATGAACTATCGGGAGATTCCAAGACCTCATCCCGAGATGTTTGATAATCAAGGAAACTTGATTCCAGATGAGGTCATAGCATTTAATTTTGAAAACTATCATGACTACGACGACGCAGAAGAAGACGACGATTAAACCAAAAACTGTAGTAGCAAAAGAACCTGCAGTAATTGAAGAACTTCCAGTAAATCCATTTTCGTTTGAAGTTTTGAATCTTGCATCAAAACAGCGTTCTAATGTAAAAAAAGTTGAAGTTTTAAAGAAATATGAGCATCCTTCTTTGAAGGCATTGTTTATTTGGAATTTTGATGAAAGTATTGTTTCAGTTCTTCCTCCAGGGGAAGTTCCTTACGCTGCAACAAGTGAACAGAATTCTTTCAGTGGAACTCTTTCTGAAAAGATTGGGGATGCTGTGAGTAAAATGGCTGAAATGGGATCGAATTCTCTTGGTTCTCAGGATCAAGGAAGATCATCAATTCGTAAAGAATATCAAAAATTTTATAATTTTGTGAAAGGTGGTAATGATGGTCTAAGTTCTCTTCGTAGAGAAAGTATGTTTATTAATATCCTTCAGGGTCTTCATCCACTAGAAGCAGAAATTCTGTGTTTGGTAAAGGATAAGAAACTTGACACCAAGTATAAGATTACTAAAGAAATTGTTTCGGAAGCATACCCTGATATTCAATGGGGGAATCGGGGATAAAATTAAGTTTTAATTATGAGGGATAAATTTGGAAAATACAACTAAAGATGATAAAATGTCGGCAGAACAAGAAAAAGCATCTACTAAAGAGACACTAAAAGAAGTTTGGTCTAATCAGGAAAAAGAAACTTCTAAGTCTCGCTATGGATGTGAAATTCTACAAGAAAGATGTACCAAAGAAGATGCAAAGAATAAACAACTACCTCTTGATTCTTATCTAGTCACTTATACAATCGATGAAAATACTTTTCATGATATTGTAAGAACAAGTAAAAGGGTAAGTGTCTTTGATATGTATTATGATAAATTTGGTAATTGTCTTAAGTCAATTGAATGGACTGATGGTAGAGTAAGTTCTAGACTTTGGGGATATAAACCTCCTCAACCTAAAAAGAGAAAATGATTTCAAAAATACTGGGAAAATTTTTCCAGTATTTTTTTGTTTCTGTAGGATTTTATAAATAACTAAAAAGACGAAAAAAGATGAAATCGTTTAATCAGTTTTTGCAAGAATCATATTTGAGTGAAGAACCTGCTGGTAGAGAAAGATCTCCTAGAGAACAAGCAGTATGGGATGAAATTAATAAGAAAGAAGCAGCTGCTGCAGAAAGAAAGGCAAAAAGAAAACCATCTGGCGCTGCTGCTGATCCTTCAAAGCAATTTAAACCACAAGTAAAAACAACTACAGTAGCAAGTCCTGCAAGAAAACCTTCTGGTGCTGCTACAAATCCTTGGGAACAGTTTCCTAAAAAACGTCAACCACAACTTGGACTCCCTAAAACAGGTCCATCCAGTACTCTTCCTGGAAGAACTCTTCCCCCCGCTGGTGGAACAACTGCAAAACCTGCTTTACCTGCAGCAGGTCAAACTCAAAAAGGTAGCGCATTAGCAACAACATCAAAACCTGGTGCATTAGCAACAACACCAAAATCTTCTAATGCATTAGCAACGACACCAAAACCTGGTAATCTTGTAAATAAACCCTCATCATCAGTTGTGGATGCATCAATTAAACCAGTAAATGTAAGAGTTCTTAATGAACCTAAGGGTAAATTACCTTCTGGTAGTAAACCAAAAGCACTTCCTTCCGGCGCATCTTCTGCTGCCAAGGAAACAGAAAAAGCGGCCACTAAAACAGCAACAAGAAGTGTAGGGAAAGGTATTCTTAAGGGAATTGGAAAAATTGCAGGTCCTGCTTCTGCCGCTCTTGATGTTGCCGATGAAAGATCAAAAGGATCTGGATGGGCAAGATCGTTGGCAAAAGGTGCTGTAGTCGCTGCTGGTGGTGCTCTTGGTGGTGCAGGAGGAAGCGTTGCTGGTCCAGTTGGAACAGTTGGTGGTGCTGTAGGGGGATCTATGGCAGCATCTAAGGCATTTGATGTTGCCGCTGGTGCAAATGCGAAAGAAAGAAAAGCAATTGCAACTGCTAATCGCCAAAGTCAGTCGGGTGGAGCAATTAAAGGTATTGGTGGCAAGACTACTTTTGATACCAAAAAGAATACCATTACGACTGGTACGGGAGCACAAAGAAAAACCGCTCAGTTGGGTAAAACTTCTGTTGTTACTGGCCCTGGTGGTAAGCAAGATGTTGGATACCTTGCATATAAAGGTGGTAAGGCAGTTTATAAGAGAGCAGATACCAAGAGTCTCGCGCAGACTTCTTCAAATCCATTAGAAAGAATCGGTAGATCTTTATTTGCTGGTGCTTATAAGAAATCTGATGCTGCGAATACTGCTAAGAAACTTGCTGCGGCAAGACAATCTGATGTTGCTCGCAATAAAGCACTTGGAGTTAAAATGCTTCCTGGTAAATAAAACTGTAACATTTGTTACAAAATTATTTGACTAAATATCCGAGATGAGGTATAGTACCTCTACGTTCATCTGGTTATCCAGACGGAAGTAAGCCGACGCGGAACGGATCGTTCATCCTATTAAGGACGCAAACGCCGACTGAAGGAACGCTCTTTAACCTAAACAACTAAGGAGAAAACCTAATGTCACAAGTAGTTTATCGTGGTGTCCCTTACGACACCGAAGTGCGTAAGCAAGAGCAAGCGCAGCAACAACCTCAACAATACGATGCCCAATATCGTGGAGTAAAGTTTGTTAAGGAGGTTGAGAACAAATGAAAAATAATAACTGGCAACTTGTTCTGATCAAACAACAAAAAGAAAAAGAGCAACGTAAACACCAAGCAAAACTAGCGATGGCAATGCGATGATATTTGGAGGGGACTTGATCCCCTCTTTTTTTTATGCTAGAATAAGTTGAAAGAATTATATCCTATGGACAAAGACAAACTGAAACTGATTGTTCGAAATATGGAACTTCTTGTTGATTCTTTGAAAGCAGAAATTTATTCTGATGTTTCTGCTTATACTCTTATGAAACCGATGGGAAAAAAACCAATTTTAGATTACGACGAAATTTTTGAGGGTGATGATGGGTATGCCGACTGACAGAGCAAGAAAAATGATGAAATTGCTCCGTAGATTAATCAAACAGGAACATTTGTATAGTTCTGAGCAGTTGATTGAAATGAAATCACAACTTAGAATTTTGGAAAAAGAACTCGCACAAATTGAAGTACAGACATCAAAAGGATTTGGAAAATGACAGTAAAACTTATCAGCGTGACTCCCGATGCAGAAAAAACAATGGCATTTATTGCACGAGTCTCTAATCCTGCGAATCAGGACAACGAGAACTATGCCAAGTTGCTTGCTTATTGTATTAAGCATAATCATTGGTCTGTGTTTGAACAGTCTACTATGACTCTGGAGATTGAAACAAATCGTGGTATTGCGGCTCAAATTTTGCGACATAGGAGCTTTACATTTCAGGAATTTTCACAGCGTTATGCTGACACAAATTTGATTTCTGAGGAGATTCCTCTTCCTGAACTTCGTAGGCAAGATACAAAGAACCGTCAGAACTCCACAGATGACCTTCCAGTGGATCTTAAGATTGAATTGTATGCGAAGATCCAAGATCACTTTGATGCCGCTCAGGATCTCTACAAAGAACTCCTGGAGGCAGATGTGGCAAAAGAGTGTGCTAGATTTGTATTGCCCCTGGCAGTTCCTACAAAAATCTATATGACTGGCTCTTGCAGGTCGTGGATTCATTATATCAATCTGCGTTCTGCTCATGGAACTCAGAAAGAACACATGATAATTGCAGAGGAATGTAAGAAGGTATTTACCGAACAGTTTCCATCAGTCTCGCAAGCCCTTGAGTGGGTCTAAATAACGATACACATTATTAAAACTTATGGCAATATATCCAATTATTCACAAAGAAACTGGTGAAACAAAAGTGATTGAAATGAGTGTCCATGACATCACACAGTGGTACACGGATAATCCCGAATGGCAAAGGGATTGGTCACAAGGATGTGCTACACCAGGAGAGGTTGGTGAGTGGAAAGATAAACTCATCAGTCGTAATCCTGGATGGAACGATGTCCTTTCTAAAGCAAGCAAGGCTCCTGGTTCAAGAGTAAAGAAAATCTAAATTACTAATATGGCAAGAAGAAAAAGAACGACGAATGATCAACCAATCGGTGTTGGTCTTACAACCCGTCAGATGAAAAGAAAGAAGGCACTTGGAAGTGAATATCTATTAGATATTGACCCACTTACAGACAATCAAAGAAAACTTTTTGATGCATATGCCGAAGGAAAGCATCTTGTCGCTTATGGATGTGCAGGAACTGGTAAGACTTTCATCACTCTTTATAATGCTCTTCGTGAAGTTCTGGATGAAAGAACTCCCTATGAGAAAATCTATCTGGTTCGTTCTTTAGTTGCCACAAGGGAGATTGGTTTCCTTCCTGGTTCCTATGAGGATAAGTCGGACATCTACCAGATTCCTTATAAGAATATGGTTAAGTATATGTTTCAGATGCCTTCCGATGCTGAGTTTGAGATGCTCTATGGCAATCTTAAGTCACAAGAAACAATTAAGTTTTGGAGCACCTCATTCTTAAGAGGAACTACGCTTGATAATTCAATTGTGATTGTAGATGAATTCCAAAACTGTACAGCACATGAACTGGATTCAATCATTACTCGTGTTGGTGAGAACTCTAAGATTATGTTTTGTGGAGATGCTACTCAGTCCGATCTACAAAAGACTAATGACCGTAATGGAATTGTTGATTTTATGAGCATCTTGCGTAAAATGCCATCTATTGATATAGTAGAATTTGGTGTCGATGATATTGTCCGTTCTGGACTTGTCAAGGAATATATTATTGCAAAACTAGAAGCAGGTTTTTAATGTTCAATCATGTTGATTTGATTCTTCCGAAACTTGAACGGGAGACTATAGATGGTATTCGATATTATAAAGTTCCTGATGAAGATGAGATTCTAAGACTCTTTTCTATTACATCAGTTACAAGTCATTTCAACAAAGACATCTTTGTAAAATGGCGTAAGAAAGTTGGAGATGAAGAAGCAGACCGTATCACAAAACTTGCAACAAGTCGTGGTACGGATATGCATACTCTTACAGAGTATTTTCTGAAAAATCAAGATCTTCCTACGGATATTCTTCCAATCTCAGAGTTTCTGTTCAACATTTCTAAGTCAACTCTTAAGAATATAAATAATATTCACGCTCTTGAAGGTTCCCTATATAGTAAGCAATTAGGTATTGCGGGAACCGTCGATTGTATTGCAGAATACAATGGTGAATTAGCAATTATCGACTTTAAGACTTCGAAGAAACCAAAACCACGCGAGTGGATTGAACACTATTTTGTTCAATGTATGGCATATGGTTGTATGTTATACGAAATTACTGGTATAATGGTAAAGAAATTAGTCATTATTATGGCTTGTGAAAATGGAGAATGTGTTGTTTATGAAGAATACGACAAAGGAAAGTACATCAAATTGCTCTCCGAATATATTAGAACATTTGTTAGAGATAAATTGGAACTCTATGGAACCAAGTAAAGAACTAGAACAAGCAATAGAGGACAAGTTTCTAACTCCTTCCAAGTTTGCACTGGAAGTAGAGAAGATTGTTGCAGAAGAAAAGTGCAATTATATTGATGCAATTGTTCATTATTGTGAGGTGAATAATATTGAAGTGGATTCAATTACTAAATTGATTTCTAAACCACTTAAAGAAAGATTGAAGTATGATGCCATCAATCTTAATTTTATGAAAAAAACTTCGAGAGCAAAACTTCCCCTATGAGTCCTTTTGAGACATATCAACATTATCTTTCACTCAAAAGTCATTTCACAAATCCAAAATATGATTTCTTTAAGTATGGTGGGAAGTCCAGAGCAACTCTAACTTCCTTCAACAAACGCAAAGACAAATATTTCTTTGAGAAATCTTCAAGGAAATATTCCGATAAGGAAATTGTAGATTTTCTTGTATCGAATTTTATTGCTACGGACAACCCACAAAACATATGGATTGGAGAAATTATAAATTCTGGAGAAAGAACATACACAGAGTGGATGAAACGACAGCAGAGTTTAACCTACTTGTTCAAAGAACAATCGGAAGAATTACTCTCGGAAATCAAATTAGAAGATGCTTTCAATTGTTCGAAAGGTCATCCACCAGTACTAAAAAAATTCCTAGGCGGGAAGATTGCCCCCGAAGTTTTAGTGATTTATGATATAATCTTCCAGTTCGGGAATGTGTTTGATAAAAAACTTATGGACCCAGTGTGGGAAACCGTAAGTTTAAAAATCAAGAAGTACAAACCATTTCTAAATATTGATAAGTTTCAGTACAAAAAACTTTTACGGGAAATTGTAAATGAGTAAATTCTTTGATTCTGAATTGATTCAGGAAGAACTAGAAGAAATTAATGAACTTCAAAAGTTCATTTATGGAAGTATTCTTACCTTTGGTTCAATGTCCCGTGAAAATAAACTGGAACATATTGAAAAAATGACTCAGTTGTTAGAAAAACAACGCATTATGTACACAAGGCTTTCTCTTTCTGATGATCCACAAGCGATTGAGATGAAAGAGAATCTTCGCAAATCAGTTGCTCTGATGGGTTTTCCACCAGATACTGATATGAATTTACTTTTTAATAGCATGAACAAAACTATCGAGTCTCTCAAGCAATTCATTGACAAGTGAGACCATTCTTGTTATAATATCCAAGTAAATCCAAAACATCCAATTTACACAACGAATCCAAATGTCTTTTTCTGATCTTAAAAAACAATCCAAACTTGGTTCCCTGACTGCTAAACTGGTCAAGGAAGTCGAAAAAATGAATAATACGGCATCATCGGGTGATGATCGCGTGTGGAAACTCGAATGCGATAAGAGTGGTAACGGTTATGCCGTCATTCGTTTTCTTCCTGCTCCTAACGGTGAAGATCTGCCGTTTGTGAAACTCTATTCTCATGCCTTCCAAGGTCCTGGCGGTTGGTATATTGAGAACTCCCTGACCACTCTCAATCAAAAGGATCCTGTGTCGGAACTAAACTCTGAACTCTGGAACAACGGCACCGATGCTGGAAAAGAAATTGCTCGTAAGCAGAAGCGCAAATTGACTTATGTGAGCAACATTTATGTGGTCAAAGATCCTGCAAATCCTGCTAATGAAGGTAAAGTATTCCTTTATAAGTTTGGTAAGAAAATCTTTGATAAGATTACTGCTGCAATGCAACCAGAATTTGAGGATGAGACTCCCATTGATCCGTTTGACTTTTGGCAGGGTGCTAATTTCAAATTGAAGGCAAAAAACGTTGCTGGTTATCGCAATTATGATTCCAGTGAGTTTGCCGCACAAGGTTCTCTGCTGGATGATGATGATGCAATGGAAGCAATCTGGAAGAAGCAATATTCTCTTGCCGAACTCGTTGCTGCTGACCAGTTCAAGTCCTATGATGAACTGAAGAAGCGTCTTGATTATGTTCTTGGTAACAAAGGTGCTCGTCGCCAAGATCCTGAAGTTGCTGATGAAGAAGAGACTTCTCGTGGTCCAGTTCGTGACCTTGATGAAGATCTTCGCACCGAACTTAGGAATCTGACTCCTACTAAGTCTTCTTCTTTTGATGAAGAAGATGAAGATGATACCTTGTCGTATTTTGCAAAACTTGCTGAGTGAAATCAGATTACACTATTGAACGTGTAAGTAAATCCGAAGCCGCAGAGTTACTTCTGCGGTTTCATTATCTTAAGGACTTTTCAAAGGGATTTAAGTCTGGGTATAATTACGGTCTTTATAAGAATAATGATTTTTGCCCATTGAATATTGGTGGTATTCAGGGAGTCTGTGTGTTCACTGGACTCCCTGTTCCAGAAATTGCCCAAGGTGCTTTTGGATTGGAACGTAATAAACAGCAAGGATTATTTGAACTTTCGCGCCTCTGCATCCACCCAGACACACAATCTGTGGAGCATAATATCACTTCTTGGTTTGTTTCAAGATCGATTAGACAGTTACGGAAGGATACTGAAGTTAAAGCAATCATCTCTTACGCTGATAGTGATTTCCATAATGGCACAATCTATCGCGCTTGTAATTTTAAATATTGCGGACTCACAGACCCAAAGAAGGATTTCTACTTTGCAGATGGAACTAAACACTCTAGAGGCAAAATTAAAGGTGCTGCAGGAGAATGGAAAGACCGCTCCCGCAAGCACCGATATGTGATGGTGTTTGATAAGAGTCTAGAACTCTTATGGCATAGTGACCCTAGTATTCTCAGTACGAATTAAAGTTTTATCGATATATTGCGAAGATTTATCATAATACATAATCTTTCTCATATCATTTAGATATTGTTGAAGATAATTTGCTTTTAAAATATAAATGGTCCTTTTTTCATTATTTTTTCTAACCTCATACTCATAATTACTAATTCCAATAACTGGTGCAGGAGTAATATTTTGAGTTGGAATGTATGGATCTGGAATTGTGAAATTATAATCTACAACTTTACCCGCAGGAAGAATTAAACGACCCTGTGAGTCCTTAACTTCTTTAGTTTCATAATGATGTAAAGCATTTAATTGAGTTCCATAAATTTCTTCAGCATAATTATAAACATCTTTATCAGATAAAGGCCATTCATTTCTAATATTCACAATTCCGGCAGTTAAAATTACAACCCAATCTAAATCTGGTTTACCATAAAGTTCTTCTGCTACAGTATCGGGACGAGCACCATCTTGAATTTGATACTTATTAAAGAGAGTAAAAACATTTTGAAGATCATCACGAAGTTTAACTCTGCGAAATAAATTCTTTGCACGAACATAAGCATCCGAAGATATTCTATCAACAAAAGGTGATTGATATTCTAAATCTGGTAGTTCTCTGAAATATCCCATTAGTATCCAACTCCATCTGTTAAAGGAATTTTATTATAATCTTCAAAGTAAATTGGATTCAGTTCTTGGAATGAAAGTGTAAGTTTCATATGAACTGGAGTTGCATCTTCATAAGTTGCATAAACCCCAGATCCAGTATAATCTACTATCATGTTTACCAATGCACATGGTTTAAATGAATGAAGGAATGGGTGTTTTTTATTCCCCGATTTATAAGTTAATTGGAATATTTCTGGAGAACTAATAAAAAGACCAGCACCAGTTCCACTTGAGGTTTTAGCTGCCATTGATGCTTTGAAGGTTCTTATAATATTTTTAACTGCCGTTGCTTCTTTTTCTTCTCTTGGTGCAAGATTGAATGAAAAATTAAAAGATCTTAATTGAACTCCTTGAAATAAAAGTTCCATATTTGGGTTAAGAACCTGACCAGAAGTTCTTGCGAGAACTCCTTCTGCACTCACATTTCCACCAAGAGTTCCAACTGCTTTTGCTGACATATAACTAGTAACTAAATCTTGCCCATTTCCATTTGTAAGAGCGGATTTGAAAGCACCTGCCATTTGTGAAACTTTAGTTAATGGATTTTCTCCTTGCATTACACCTTGCGCTAAACCAACTCCCGCAGCTTCTAAAGGATTTATGGTATCTTCTCCCCATTTAACCATATTAGTATCAGAAATTCCCTGTGGCATGGGAAGCAAAATTTGATACAATGGATTTTTTAAACTTTGAGATTCTAATGCTTCTGTGGAAGTTCTTTGAAGTAGACTAGAACCTGATAAATCTACACCTGGAGGAACATAATCGACGACAAGAATCTCAAGATAATCATCTAATTTGTCTAATTTTTTTAATGGATATCTATAAGACCCTTTAAGTGCCATTTATTTTTTCTAACTATTTAGACTAGGTTGACAGTATTTTCCTATATGGAACATCATGAAGATAATCAAATTCTTCACCTTTTTGAACTCTATGAAAAACTCCAGTGACATTTTCCCAGAGATAATTTCTGTGATCCGGCCAATGAACATTAAATCCTTTAAAACCAGAAAGATTGACTGATTCGACCATTAATAATGGATGTTGATCATAAAAAATTCTTGGAGTGATTGCTGTATAAATGAAGGTATATATATTTCCTGGTCTTGGATATGGTTCAGTATCATCAAATATTCTTTGAATAATTGCCATAAGTTCATCTGGACTATCAGTTGCTTGAGAAATTGCTTCATCTAGCATTTGAACTCTACTTAACTTTTTAGTAGGTACTTCTATTCTTTGTAAGTCTTCTAAAGTTTCTTCTTGTTGTATCGCACTTTTTTGTTGCTCAGAAAGTTTTTCTCTTTGACTTGTAAGAAGAGATTTAATTTTTCCTTTTGGAATTTTACTTACTTTTCTTGCCATCAATTAATACCTAATTCGTTTTCGGTAAGAACTTTAAATTCCAATCCACGATCCGCACAAAATTCTCTAGCAGCTTTCCATTTTGCTTGATTCTTTGCGTATTCTACAACTTCAAAAATATATCCTTTTGTTTTTCTTTTTTGTGGTGTTGGTTCTATTGTTTGTTTTTTTGGTTTAATCTCAATAATATATTTTTTAACTTGCCCATTACTTTCTTTTACTTTGATATAAAAATCTGGATAATATCTATGAATCTTATTATCTACAGGAGATCTATATGGTAATGCAATTTCTTCACTTCCCCATTCTAAAATATTTTCATTAAGGTCACAATATTTCATGAAACGACGCTCCCACAAAGACCTATAAATGATATTACTATAATCTCCTCGGTATTTCTGTGGGTTGGTTGGTTGATATTTTCCTTTATACGACATCTAAATATAGTATAAGACCTTAAGAGTATTTAGAGTGTCTACTGCCCGCCCTCGCAAGATATCACAAATTAAACCAATTTTCGGTAATCTTGCACAAACTTCTCATTATCATGTTTCTTTTGGAGCATTATCACGCCCTCTTCAAAATCACTTAAGTTTAAGAGGTGTTGATTGGGCATTTGTTGCCGAAAATGCGGGATTATTGTGCTCTTCTGCATCATTACCAGGTAGTAGTATAGGAACGTCAGATATTGTTGGTGATGTTAGTGGAGTGGCTGAAAAAATGGCCAATAGCAGAGTATTTACTGCATTAGATCTAACATTTTATGTCGATAAAGAATATAAAATGATTAAATTTTTAGAGCATTGGATAGAATTTATTGCTAGTGGATCTGGAGCAAATTTAATAGATGAGGGATATTTTTTCAGAATGAAATATCCAAAGGATTATAAATCAGATACTGTTAAAATTTTAAAATTTGATAGAGATTATAATAATGAAATTGAGTATAACTTTTTTAAATTATTTCCAACCACAATGTATTCTCCGACAGTTGCATATAATGAGACTCAAATATTAACTGTAACTGCATCATTTAATTATGAAAGATATGTTTGTGGATCTACTAGAAGTATAGATATTTCTTATTTAAGAAGTAATAATTTAATACCTCAAAATGTAACTGCATCAACATCATCATCAACATCTACACCCAAAAATAATTCTAATAGACTTGCAACTGGAAGAGAAGAAATGATTTGGAGAAATCTTAATCAAGGTACTGGAAGATTGGATGATCCAAGACCAAGAGGAATTGGTGGGCCTATTAATCCTAGTCCAGATGCAAAAGCAGTTTCTAATAGTTCTAGTCCAAATAATTCTAGTTGGTTTAGAACACTATAAATAACAGCATCTGAATTCTATAGGACATTATGCCTTTACCAAAGATTGCGACTCCAATTTATGAGTTGGAAATTCCATCATTAAAAAAGAAAATTAGATATCGTCCATTTTTAGTTAAAGAAGAAAAGATCCTCATTATTGCAATGGAGAGTGAGGATAGTAAGCAAATTGCAAATGCAGTCAAGACTGTAATTTCTAACTGTATTTTGAGTAAAGGAATTAAGATTGATGATCTTTCAACATTTGATATTGAATATTTGTTCTTAAATATTCGTGGTAAATCTGTTGGTGAGACTGTTGATGTATTAATTACGTGTCCAGATGATGGAGTAACAAAAGTTCCTGTCAGTATCAATTTAGATGAGATTTTAGTACAGGAGCAAGAAGGACATACTAGAGATATTAAATTAGATGATACTTTAACCATGAGAATGAAGTATCCTTCCATGGCAGAATTTATTAAAAATAATTTTAATAGTGGAGAAGGAATTGGTGTTAATGAATCCTTCGATCTAATTTGTTCATGTATTGATCAGGTATATTCTGAAGAAGAGTCATGGATTGGAAGCGAATGTTCAAAGAAAGAACTTTCGGAATTTGTTGAACAATTGAGTTCAAAGCAATTCAAAGAAATTGAGAAGTTTTTTGAAACAATGCCAAAACTTTCTCATAATATTAAAATTAAAAATCCAAATACTGATGTTGAAAGTGAAGTTGTACTGGAGGGACTTCCTGCTTTTTTCGTGTAAGTATGGCGCATAATGATCTTGCGTCATACTTCCGAACTAATTTTTCCTTGATGCAACACCATAAATATTCATTAACAGAGCTTGAAAATATGATTCCTTGGGAAAAGGAAATTTACATTACACTTTTACAACAATATATTGAAGAAGAAAATCTTAAAAATCAACAATCCTAATGGCAGTTCTACCATCGCCACTTTCCAATTCCATTCAGGGTATTAATGAAAGTACCGTATCGGGAAGTGTTTTTGGTGGTAATAGGCAGGATCCCGAAACAAAATCTACACTTCAATCACTTTCATCTTCAGTAGTATCACTACAAAATCAAGTTAATCAATTAAATAATAATAATATCACCAATGTTAAAGTTTTTTCAAATTTTCAACAGTCTTTTTCCACTCAAATTGATAGCGTAAGACTTCAATTAAATAAAGTTAATGAAACTCTAGAATCAGTTGCAACAATAACTGCAAGTGAAAGTGCTCTTGAAAAGCAAAAAGATCTTTATGAGCAAGAAAAAGAAAAAAGATTGGCAGAAGCAGGAGCAAGAGGAGGAAAAGAAAATCTTCTAGAAACTAAAATTCAAAGTGCTTTATCGGAACCAGTAAATCGTATTGGAAATAAAGTTTCATTTGGATTCCAAAATTTAATGTCGTTTATAATGACATTACTTGGAGGATGGTTAACTCTTGAAGGAATCAAGGCGATCAAAGCTTATCAAGATGGTGATAAGAAACAACTAGATGATATTAAAAATTCAGTAATTAAAACTCTTGCAATTGCTGGTGGTATATTTGGTGTTATTAATTTTGGTATAGGTAGAGTTATTGGAACTATTACTGGACTTGTAGCAAAAATTGGAAAATTTATAGTTGGTGGATTAATAATCAAACCATTCCAGACAGTTGCGACTGGATTGAGGAATGTTCTACCTGGAAGAACTGTTGCACCGCCCAAACCTCCAGGACCTAAAGGACCTGTTAAAGGTCCAAATTTTCTTGGAGGAGCACTCAATTTATATACAGCATTAAGAAATTATGGTAATGGTGAAATTACTGATACTGTTATGCAGGGAGTGCTTGGAGCATTATTACTTACTCCTGCCGGAAGATTGGTGAGTGCTGTTAGAACTCTTCTTGGTGTTGCAGTTACTGCAGATGAAATTGCAGAAGTTTTTGGTTCTAATATATTTGGGGAAAATCCAGATACTTTAAAGAAAGCAAAGCAAGTAAAGGAACTAGCAGAAAAAGAGGCACAAGATAACAAAAAAAATAAACTTACAGCATCTCCACTTAAAAAACCAGAAGCACCAAAACCAGAAGATGCTAAACCTGCTCCAACAACTACTATGGTTCCTCCTGCAAGTAATTTGCAGATTAATCCGCCAACATCAACACCATCATCAACTTCTGCGACTACACCACCATCTACACCAACACCATCATCAACTTCTGCGACTACAACACCAACATCTATACCATCAACACCAGTAGCAACCTCTACACCAACATCAGCAGAAAGTTCTAAACCTGCACCAGTACCAAGTTCTACATTACCGCTAGTTCCAGCACCAGCAGAAACTTCATCTAAACCTTCTATTCCAATAATAACACCTGCAGAAACATCAAAAGTTCCAACTTTACCATTTAATGTTGGACCAGAACCTGAACCAAAACCAAATATTATATACACATCTTCTGGTTCTCCTACTCCACCACCACAGCAACCATTGAAGAGTGGACCTGCAAGTGATGTTCCTGCCATTCCTTCATCTAATCCTGATAATTTCTATACATTATATTCTCAAATTAATTATAATGTGGTAATATAATATGGCAATTGCATCTTCAATTAATTTAGATAAAGTATCAAGCGGAATTAAATCCCTTAATACTGGAATGGGACAATTGAAAAAATCCGCAGATACTGTAAAAACTGTTACTCTCAATAGAACAACAATAAAAAAAGAATCTATTGCTAGGAATAGAATGCTCAGTACTATGAGAGAAGAATCAGTTAGAAGAAAAGATCAAGAAAGTGTTATTGAAGCTTCTGGTATCGGTGGAGCATTTAAAAGAGCAGGATCAGTAATTGCCGATAGTACAAAAGGATTTCTTGGTAGATTATTAGATTTTGCATCTAGTCTTTTACTTGGTTGGTTGCTTTATAATTTACCAACAATTATGACAGCAATTGAAGATTTGATTATTAGAATTAGATCTTTATATGGTATATTAACTGAGTTTATGACAAATATTAAATATACATTTCAAAGTTTTGGACAACTTCTTTCTGCAGTATATCAAGATATTATACACTTTGATTTTACTGATCAATCAAAAAGAGTTCAGAATGCAATGAATGATTTGAATGTAAATCTTGAAACAATGCAAGATCAATTCATGCAAGGATTTGATTTACTTAAAACTCCTCTTGGAGAAGGACCAGGAGAAGAACCACCTGCACCATTGAATACTGATTATACTCAACCTGGTCCTACTACTGGCGGTGGACAAGATCTTTACACACTTGCAACAATAGTAAATTTAGAAAGTGGATCCTCACAAGGACAAGCAGATGTTGCTCAGTCAATTTATAATAGAATGAAAAAAAGTGGAAAAGGTGTTGTTGATGTAACTACATCTCCTGGTCAATATGAACCTTTTTTTGGAAAGGGTGGAGGTATCGATCCAGCATCAAAAAACATTAAAACTTTTGATGATGCTGTAAGATATAGAATGAAAAAAACTGGAGAAAATAGAGCAACAGCAGAAAGATCAATTCTTGCTACAATTTCCGCAATTCAAGATCCAAATAAGCAAGCATCTGCTAGGCAGTTTATTGGGACAAGAACAAGTTTTAGAGGAAGTCCACAAAATACCGGAATTACTTTAGGGAATGTTTCTTGGAGAGGAAGTAGACTTGATAATCAGTTTTTAAATGAAGAGGTTGTTAGTGGTACACCTGGAGCTATACCATCTTTTGTAAGTTTTCCCACAAAAACAACTCAAATATCGCAACCTCCTTCGGGTAAAGGTGGTAAAGTCATCGAATATCTTACTGGAGATAGAACACATAAGAGGTATAGAGCAGATCATGGTGCAGGAAATTATCATGATCATGTTGCATTTGATAGTCAAGCGACAAGAGATGCTGCGATAAAATGGTTAAGAGGTAAAGGATGGGTAGTTGGATCAATAAACACTGGTAGACATGCTGAGGGTTCTTTTCACTACTCAAATCAAGCATTTGATATTCCATTTTATCCCAACCAATCTAAAAAAGGTGTTACTGATGATGCAAAAGGTGAAACTATCTTAAGTTCTAGATTTAGAGCAGACTTAATTGCTGGTGGATTTGGTGGGCCTCAACTTGGCGGTTCTTCAATAGCACCGTCACCACCAGCACCAGCAAAAGTATCACCAAAAAATCAACCAGGACAAAATGTTCCTTCAGTTTCTCAAAATAGAAGAGGTCAACAAATTCTGGTTGTAGATGATCGCCAACCACCTATACCACAACAAGTTTCTGCAGGTAGTGGTAGATCTCAACCACAACCAATCCCCGCTGAAGATTCGTTAAATAGTCTTATTAAGAATCAAATACTTCTAGAGTTAGCGTATACCTAATGGCAGCAATTAATAAGTCAATTTATGAAGAATTGACAATAGAATCAAACGATCAAAAAAGAACCGCTGATATTAGACTGGGTGCTGTATCTGTTGATTACTATGAGGACATTTTTTCTCCAACAATTACGGCAAAAATTAGAATAGTTAATACTGGAGATGCTATTCAGGCACCTGACAAAGAAGGAAATCCTGATGGAGAAAAGCAATCAATTTATAATGGTCTTCCTCTTCGTGGTGGTGAAAGAGTTTCATTAAAGATTAAAGGAAATTCTGCCAAAAATCCAGGATTAGATTTTGCAACAAATGAAAAGGATTACTTATATGTTTCAAGTATTACTGATATTGTAACAGAATCTCAGAGAGAAACATTTCTTTTGAATTTAACCTCCAGAGAAGCAATTACAAATGAAACTTCTAGAGTTGGGAAAAAATACAAAACAAGTTCAACTATTGATGCATCAGTAACAGATATTCTTAAAAATTATCTAAAGACAGAAAAAATTGGAACTATTGATAAAACGCAAAACAAATATGGATTCATTGGAAATCTTAGAAAACCATTTACAATTTTAGTATGGTTAGCATCTAAAGGAGTTCCTGCAGAAATTTCTGGAGATGCTACAGCAGGATTTGTATTCTATCAAACAAAGGAAGGATTTCAATTTAGATCTATTGACAGTTTAATTTCACAGAAACCAGATAAAATTCCATCATATACTTACACACAGGTCAATCAATCTGGAATTGAAAGAGATAATGATTTCAATATTCTCAACTATAAAACAGAAAGAAATCAAAATTTACTTGAAAAATTAAGATTAGGTTCTTATGCAAGTTATCGTATTTTTTATAACCCACTAACATTTGAATTCACTGATCCACAAAAAGGTACATTTACAACTGATGATTATGTAAGTGGCGTAAAAAATCTTGGACAAAAACTTGAATTGCCAAAAATTTCAAATAGTTCTAATGTTGATCTTGGGCACATACCAACCAGATTTTTAACGCAAGTTCTGGATATTGGAACAATGGAAAAGGATGTATCCACTGATGTGAACTCAGATCCTTTCAAATATCAATCTCAAGCGATCATGAGATATAATATGCTTTTTACTCAAACTTTAAGTATAGTTGTACCATCAAATACAAATTTAAAAGCAGGAGATATTATTGAATGTAAATTTCCAAAAATTTCAAGAGGAAATAAAGAAGAATATGATAAAGACCAAAGTGGTCTATATATGATAAAAGAACTATGTCATCATTTTGATACTGATGCATCATATACCTCAATGAAGTTGATTAGAGATACATTCGGAGCACATGGAACGAACGATAAATGATACAAGAATCTTTACTAAAGACTAATTTTCTAGGAAGAGACGGATTTCGCTGGTGGATTGGACAAGTTCCACCAGAAAGTGCTCATGGTGGGCAAATTAACGGAGCAGGATGGGGAAATAGATTCAAAGTTCGTATCATGGGATATCATCCTTATGATCTTACCGAACTTCCGGATGAAGATTTACCTTGGGCACAATGCTTACTTCCAACAACTTCTGGAACAGGTGCTGGAAATAATGCAACTAGTATAAAGATTTCTCCAGGAGATGTTGTTTTTGGATTCTTTTTAGATACTGATAATGCTCAGACTCCCGTAATTATGGGATGTTTTGGAAGAACTTCTCAGGTACTTACTTCTAATACTCCAGGAGCATTTCAACCATTCACTGGATATACTAGTAAAGTTAAAAAACCAAATGGTACACTGAAACCTGATCAATCAAACGAACAAAATGCAGAGTCTCAAAAATCTCCGAGACATGTATCTCCAGAACAAGCAAAGAATATTGCAGATGATGAGATTTCATATTTCAGTGCAATCGGTGATAAGATTCAACTTGCAAATACTGTAAATAATACAACAGTCAATAAAATTTCAACAGAGGTTGGGAATTTACTGAACAAAATTAAAGCACCTGCAATCTTCACAAATATTAAAAATGAAATTAATCGCGTAACTGATAAAATTCAGGCGATTACTAATGGATTGGTGGGTAATATGGTGAATAAATTATTCAAAAAACTTGCACCATTACTCAATCAAGGATTAAAATTATTATATCAGCAAGTCTACAATTTAGTTCTTCTTGCAACACAAAATCCTGCAATTGCACATGCAGCTGGAGTAGCAGCACAAAATGTAATGGTTCCTCCAGTAAAAGCATTGCAAGAATCAATTGTTTGTGTTTCTGGTTCTATTATTAGTGGATTGGGAAATGTTGTTAAAGAACTTCTTAATTCTATGGTTGATAATGTTCAAAATTTTGTAAGTTGTGCAGCTAATCAATTTACCGGAGCACTTGTCAACGATATCATTTCAAAAATATCAAGTGGATTAAGTTCTGCAATTGGAGGAGTTCAAAAGATTCTTCAATTTTTTCCTTCTTTTGGTGTTGATAATTTCTTAAGAACAAGTTCTGATTCAATTAAAGGCCTTGTTGGATTATTTGATTGTAATCAAAGTAAAGGAAAGGCAAACGGAATCGTTGATCAGTGGATAATTGGTCAAGGACCTTCAAATGTACCAGCACCAGATTTTAAAAAAATTCTTGAAAATGCAAATGTTGCTAAAGGAATTGGTCAAATACCTAATATTGAAAAAATCGCCTCAAATGATCAAATAGTTTTAGATAATTTCTTATCTAGTGTCATTACTCTATCTCCAATTAGTGCCACTACAAATACTATAACACTACCTAATCTTACCGGAATAACAACAGGAGGATTTATAACTTCTGGAACTGGCGAAATAATGCAAATTAATAGTTTTGATTCAAATACAAATGAAGTTTCAGTAACAAGAGCATATTCTGGAGTTGCTACAGATTATATAAGTGGATCATCATTTAACATTATTAATAATATACCTCAAGAATCTCTAACAAAATCAGTTACACCTTCAACATTCAATCAAAAATATGGAGTGTTTGATATTTTTAGTTCTGTAACAAGAAACTCATCTGCTAATGGTTGCTATACGGGAACACCTGCATCATGCAATCCTCCAGTGATTAATATTTTTGGTGGAGGTGGATCTGGATGTACTGCAATTCCATTACTAGGAGCAATTGTTGAAGGACCTGCAAGTATTATTGGAGCAAAAGTGACTAATGGTGGATCTGGATATAGATTCCCACCATTTGTAGAAATAGTTGATAATTGCAATCAAGGATATGGTGCTGTAGCAAGAGCAACAATTAACGATGCTGGAGAAGTAGACTCTATTTACATTGTATCTGAAGGGGAAAGTTATCCAATTGATACAATTCAAAATTATGTTGTAACTAATGTACTAATTGAAAATCCTGGAGAAAACTATACTCCAACTGATACTGTAACTGATAATTTTGGAAACAATTATCCAATCCAAGTATCTAATGGAATGATTGTTAAGGTAACTCCAAGCACTGATTCTACAACCCAAATAAATACCTTTATTGTGAATGATCTACCTATCCTTATAGTAAATTCTAAAACAGGATCTGGTGCTGTACTTAGACCAATACTTGATATAAGTAGCGTATCTCCTGCAGAATTCCAAGGTGAAGTTAAACAAAGTATCGATTGTGTAACATAAAATGGCAGAAAGACCTTTAGATAAACAAAACTGGCAAGGAAGAAGTATAACCAGTTTTGGTCCAAAATTTAGATTGGATATGAATAATCCTACGATGGGATTGAATGGTACTGATGTTTATAGTCTTTATGCAGTAACAGATAGTAAAGATGTTTGTATTAATGGGTTAAGTGAAGGTGGAACTTATAAAATTTATAATGATCATTCAATAGAGTTGATCGCAGGACAGAAAAGTCAATCAAATGGTGTAGATATTATAATTAGTGGAAGAAATGGTGATGTTTGTATCACAGCAGAAAAGAATGGAAGAGTGAGAATCCGTGCTCAAAATATTATGATTGATGCGGATGAAGATGTAGATATTAAGGCAGGAAGAAATATTATATTAGATTCTGGATCAGGAAGACTTTTGATTAAAGCAAATAAAGCAGATTGTGATGCATTGGATGGAAATCTTGCACCAAAAGGATCTAGTTTTGGAGAAATTGTTTTTGCCGGAACTTATGTTGGTGCGGATATTGTTACTAAAACATTTAGTGGTGGTGTAACTTCAATTATAGGACTCTAAAATGGCAGATATTTTAGTTACAGGTCAAGAAGCATATTTTAATGAAGACGCTAAATTCTTTAAAGATGTTTATGTGTATGGTAATTTATATGCTTTAGGTCAAGGCGGGGTTGGTGGAGTTGGGGGTGGAAATTTTAGTGGATCTGTAGTAATACCTGAAAATCTTTTTGTCGGAGGAATTTCTACATTTGTTGGAAAGGCTAATTTTCTATCTGATGTTAATATTGAAAATTTACAAGTTGGTATATTAACAGTAACTAAAAAATTTGATGTTGGAGTTGGTGGGACAGTATTAACTGCATCTATTGCTACTGGAAACATTGGAATTGGAACTTCTATTCCCAGAGAAAAAGTTGATATTATTGGAACAACATTAATTAGTGATAAATTAGGGATTGGCAATAATTCACCACAACAAGCTCTTGATGTTACTGGAACAGCATTAATTAGTAGCAGATTAGGAATTGGTAATAATTCACCACAAGAATCTCTTGATGTTAGTGGATCGGCATTAATTAGCAGTAGATTGGGAATTGGCAATAATTCACCACAACAAGCTCTTGATGTTACTGGAATAGCATTAATTAGTAGCAGATTAGGAATTGGTAATAATTCACCCCAATATCCTCTTGATGTCACTGGTGATGCAAGAATTTCAAGTCAATTATATGATTCAACAAATAGTTCTGGAGTCATTGGAGCATTTTTAACAAAAGATGCTCAAGGAATTAAATGGACTCCATTTGAACCTTCTTTTGTTGAGGGTATTTTTGTTTATAATGAGGATGTTTTAGTTAGTGTTTCATCTTTTAGAGGTTTAAACTTAAAAAAAGGGAGAGGGTCTGGAATTACTACAGATCCAATTCAAGGATTTGTAAATCCAACTAGTCCATCAATTGCTGATGTTTATGTCTATGATTATTGGGATAATGTTGAAGGAACTACTACTATTTACAGAAATTCTTATGTTGGAATCGGAGGTTCAACTCCAAAATTTGATTTAGATGTTTTTGGATCTGTAGGTATATCTTCACTTTTAATCGTTGGTGGTGCTACTTCTCTTTCTAGCACTTTAGATGTAACTGGTATCACTACATTAAGAAGTCAATTGATTGTTAAAGGTCCTACAAATCTTGAGAAGACCTTAGATGTAACTGGTATCACTACATTGAGAAGTCAATTGATTGTTAAAGGTCCTACAAATCTTGAACAAACTTTAGATGTAACTGGTATCACTACATTAAGAAGTCAATTGATTGTTAAAGGTCCTACAAATCTTGAGAAGACTTTAGATGTAACTGGAATTACGACTTTAAGAGACCAATTAATCGTTGGTGGCGCTACAAGTCTTGCTAGTACTTTAGATGTAACTGGAATTACGACTTTAAGAGACCAATTAATCGTTGGTGGCGCTACAAGTCTTGCTAGTACTTTAGATGTAACTGGAATTACGAATCTAAAGGATCAATTAATCGTTGGTGGTGCTACTTCCCTTGCTAGTACTTTAGATGTAACTGGTATCACTACATTAAGAAATCAATTAATAGTTGGTGGTGCTACTTCTCTTGCTAGTACTTTAGATGTAACTGGAATTACGAATCTAAAGGATCAATTAATCGTTGGTGGTGCTACAAGTCTTGCTAGTACTTTAGATGTAACTGGTATCACTACATTAAGAAATCAATTAATCGTTAAAGGTCCTACAATTCTTGAACAAACTTTAGATGTAACTGGAATTACGACTTTAAGAGACCAATTAATCGTTAAAGGTCCTACAATTCTTGAACAAACTTTAGATGTAACTGGAATTACGACTTTAAGAGACCAATTAATCGTTGGTGGTGCTACAAGTCTTGCTAGTACTTTAGATGTAACTGGAATTACGAATCTAAAGGATCAATTAATCGTTGGTGGTGCTACTTCCCTTGCTAGTACTTTAGATGTAACTGGAATTACAACTCTAAGGAATCAATTGATTGTTAAAGGTACTACAAATCTTGAACAAACTTTAGACGTAATTGGTATCACTAATCTAAAGGATCAATTGATCGTTGGTGGTGCTACTTCTCTTGCTAGTACTTTAGATGTAACTGGTATTACTACATTAAGAAACCAATTAATCGTTGATGGAGCGACATCTTTAAATTCAACTCTTCAAGTTGGAGTTGGGGGAACAGTTATTACAACTACTGGAATTGGTTCTGTTGGTATAGGAACCTATAATCCAGAATTTGATATTGATTTGGCAAATAGTGTCAAATTCAGAAAAGCGATAATTGATAAAAATAATAAGGTTGGATATGATACTAATTTCTATCAAACTCCAAGATCAGTACTAACACAAGTTGGCATAGATACTGCCGGAGAAATCATTGGAGGTAGATTTTTTGATGCTGCAAATATGATTCGTTTGAATCTTGATTATATTGCATCAGAGGCAGTTGGATATATTACAAGTACGGACTATAAAAATCCAGCATTTACATTAAATTCTGGAGATTATACTTCTTGTAAAGATGATATTAAAGATATTCTAAAAGCAATTACGATTGACATTACAAAAGGTGGAAATGTTCAGTCCGTAGGTGCTGGTCGTGCATATCATGATGGAAATACTTTATTTTCTATTGGAATTACTACTACAATTGCTACAATTGGTGCCGCTGCAACTGTTACAAAATATGTAATTAATAATGTCTCACCACCAAAATCATATCAAAGTGGTGTGGGTAGTATTCGTCAGGTAAGAGATTTAACTTTACAAGAAGATAATGGAAGTAATACAAATTCAACTGGATGTTCAAATGTAGTATCTGCAATTTATACATGTGCTGGTATTGTAACCACAATTATTGGAAATGGTCCAAATGCAGTACCGATTAATAATCCTGATGGAAAGGTAATTTGGGCACCAGCAGGAGCAGACTCTAGAAATCTAATTTGGGTTTCTAAGTATGGTAATGATGATAATGGCGGAAAGACTGAGGGTGATGCAAAACTCACAATTGGTGCTGCTTGTGAGATTGCTGAACCAGGTGATACTGTTATGGTTCGTTCTGGTGTGTATTATGAAAATAATCCAATTGGATTAAGAACAGATGTATCTGTAAGTGGACAAGATTTAAGACTTGTTACTGTTGTCCCTAAAAATTTGGGTAAAGATGTTTTCCATGTAAGAAGAGGATGTCTGATTGAAAATATGAACTTTGCATGTGAAACTGGAGAATCGAATATTGGAGGAGGAGCACTAGCATTCCCACCAACAACTATTGATATTTTGGCAGGAAAATCTTATGGTGCAGTAACTGGATATACTGCACCTGGACCTGCAAATGAAGGACCAAGTGGAAGATGGAGATCTCCATATGTAAGAAACTGTACTAACTTTATGCCGTTTAGTATTGGTATGAAAATTGATGGAGATCATTCAGTTTCTTCTACAATTGGTGCAGATCTTAAATGTATGGTGTGCGATTCGTTCACACAATACAATGAAGCAGGTATTGGTGTTTCAATTACCAATAATGGATACGCACAGTTAGTCTCTATTTTCACAATTAACTGTGATAAGGCAATCTACGTTGATACTGGTGGACAATGTGATCTTACAAACTCCAACTCATCTTTTGGTAATTATGGTCTTTATGCGGTTGGTTTAGGTAGAACAGAATTTACTGCAAAAGTAAATACATCTACATCTGCAGAAGAAGATACAATCGTCTTTAAAGAGGTAACTGACGGAACTCAAGTAAGAAGACCTTATGATGGGCAGGCATTATGGTTTAAGATTAATCTTGCAAATTATAATACTGGTCAGACTGGAATTATTACTGCACCACTACAACAATTAAATAAAATTAATATAATTAATACTATTCCTGGATATAGTCCAAGTGCTCCACCAGATGTTACCATTTATGATTATAATACCAATAGTGAAAATCCATTAGGCCCAGAGGGCATTATTGCAGAATTGTCTCCAACAATTAGTGACGCTGGAGAACTTATTGCCGTTGATGTTATTGGTAGTGGAAGAAATTATCTCCCTTCTCAAGATATGAGAGTTAGAATTAATGGAGTTCCTACAAATAATTTGGTTGCGGTAATGGAACCAATTTATTATACTGTTTCTGAGGCGACACCTCCAACTAATTCTGGTATCACAACTGTTACTCTAAATGAATTTGTTCCATATCTTGTTTATGCTGAAGATGCAATTGATATGAGAAGAATTAGTCGCATTTTGACAAGTTCTCACTCTTTCGAATATATCGGTACTGGCACAGATATAAATACTTCAACTCCTTTGAAGGGTGCTGTGCCCATCAAAGAGAACGAAATTGTTGCTCTTGATGGCGCTCAAATACCTTACACAAGTACTGACCAAAAAGGTAATTTTAATATTGGTGAAGGTATTCAAGTAGATCAAACAACCGCAACAATTCGTGGAAGAGACTTTAGTAAAGCAATTCAAGCACAAGTAACACCTTTAATTCTTGCATTGAGATAAAAAATGGCAGTCGCACCAGTTAATAGATTTTTAACATTTTCAGTTCCTGTTGCTCCTGGAGAACAGGTAATTTATTCAACTCCTGTAGGCGTATCTGCAATTCTTTTGTATGCTCAAGTTTCAAATGTTGGATTGAATACATATCCTACAATTACATTTACACATAGAAGAAAAACTAATAGAACTGGAAATATAAGAAATACTAAAATTGTTAAAAATGCAGAAATTCCACCAGAAGATGCGTTAGTAATTATAGATGGTAGATATGTTTTGGAAAGAACAGCACTTATTTCAGATTCTATTGTGATTCAAGGATCTCAAGCAGGTATTGTTTCAGTTTATGATTGTACATATAATAATATAACAGGAGTAACTACTGTTACTACTTATGAAAATCATAATTTTTCTGTAGGCGATGAAATTACGATGGCGGGTTTAGCGTTCACATGCAGTTCAAGTCCCACTATTGGAATTACTACTACAATATTTCCATCCCCACAATCTTCTTTTACAGTAACTAATGTAGGAACTTCAACAGTATTTACAACGAATACTGGAGTCATTGCTGGTATTGCTCATACATATGTTAGTGGAGGAAAAGTGGGACCATTACAAATGGAGTTTACTTGCAGTATTCTTGAAAATAGTAATGTATAAAAGATGACAAGATATATAAGTGGAAAAAAGAGGGTAACTCCTTTTTTAGGACTGAGTACAAACCGAAACAGATATCTTGGATTAGAACAAGCAGAACCTAATCTTGGATATCCTGGAGAAAAGATAGTACCTGGATCGTCAGTATATTATTCTTTAGTAACAATTAATAATGGAACAGTATACGACAGATATTGGATAGAACCTGGAATATATGTTCAAGATGAAAATAATCTTATAGGTGTAGGTAATACTTTTTCTAAATTAAATTTTGTTGGAGCTGCTGTTACTGTAACTGGTGAAGGAAGTACGGCAAAAATTACTATTTTTGCTCCAGGAGATGAAAAGCAAGTTATTTTTAACAATTCTGGGGAATTTGCTGGAGCATCTCAATTATATTATGATAACTCAACAAATAAAGTTGGGATAGGTACTTCAATACCAACTGAAAGTTTACATATTCAAGGTTCATTTAGAATTACTGGAGAATTTAGAGATTCTCTGAACCAAGTAGGTGCGGCTAAATCAGTTTTATTATCTACAGGATATGGCGTTATTTGGTCAGATTATGTTCAAGGTGTGCAGGGTACTCAAGGAACTCAAGGTACTCAAGGTACTCAAGGTACTCAAGGTACTCAAGGTACTCAGGGCAATCAAGGTATTCAAGGACTTCAAGGTACTCAGGGCAATCAAGGTAATCAAGGTATTCAAGGACCACAAGGAACTCAAGGACTTCAAGGTACTCAGGGTCTTCAGGGAACTCAAGGTCTTCAGGGAACTCAAGGTACTCAGGGTACTCAGGGTAATCAAGGTATTCAAGGACCTCAAGGACTTCAAGGTACTCAGGGTAATCAAGGACTTCAAGGTACTCAAGGTATTCAAGGTATTCAAGGACCTCAAGGTACTCAGGGACTTCAAGGTAATCAAGGAATTCAAGGAGAACAAGGTATTCAAGGAACACAAGGACCACAAGGTCTTCAAGGTACTCAAGGTCTTCAAGGTAGTGGAGGACAAGGACCACAGGGTTCTCAAGGACTAAGTGTTCAGGGACCAATAGGTAAAGAAGGCACATCAGTTACAATTGTTGGTAGTGTTCCCTCTGTTACAACATCTAGTCCTCATACTACATTAACGGCCGATGATACAATTTATCCTTGGTATCCGCCATCAACTGGAAATGGTGTACTGGCAGATGATACTGGACGCTTATGGGTTTATAGTGGTACTAATTGGGTAGATGTTGGACTTATTCGAGGACCTCAGGGAATTCAGGGTGCTCTAGGTACTCAGGGTAATCAAGGAATTCAAGGATCTCAAGGACTTCAAGGAACTCAAGGAACACAAGGATTGCAGGGATCTCAAGGATTTCAAGGTACTCAGGGTAATCAAGGACTTCAAGGTACTCAGGGTAATCAAGGTATTCAAGGACCACAAGGAACTCAAGGACTTCAAGGTACTCAAGGAGAGCAAGGTACTCAGGGCAATCAAGGAATTCAAGGATCTCAAGGTATTCAAGGAGAACAAGGTATTCAGGGAGGACAAGGACTTCAAGGTGATGGAGGACAAGGACTTCAAGGAACTCAAGGAACTCAAGGTCTTCAAGGAATTCAAGGATCTCAGGGACCACAGGGACTTCAAGGAACTCAAGGAACTCAGGGAACTCAGGGTTTTCAAGGAACACAAGGACCACAAGGAACTCAAGGACTTCAAGGATCACAAGGTACTCAAAGTACCCAAGGCACTCAAGGACTTCAAGGTACTCAAGGACTTCAAGGTATTAAAGGTAATCAAGGACCTCAAGGACCTCAAGGCACTCAAGGTTATTATGGTGGTGAAGGATCTCAAGGTTCTCAAGGACTTCAAGGTTCTCAAGGAACTCAAGGAAGGCAGGGACTTCAAGGACTCCAGGGTATTCAAGGTTCACAAGGTATTCAAGGTTATGGTGGAGAAACGGGTTTTCAAGGTTCTCAAGGTCTTCAAGGCATTAAAGGAGATCAAGGTACACAAGGACTTCAAGGTACACAAGGACTTCAAGGTACACAAGGACTTCAAGGTACACAAGGACTTCAAGGTACTCAAGGTGGAGGAGGGCAAGGACTTCAAGGTACACAAGGTACTCAAGGTACTCAAGGAAGACAAGGATTACAGGGATCTCAAGGATTTCAAGGAATTCAAGGTGGAAAAGCTGATCAAGGTGCTCAAGGAGTTCAAGGTGGTGGATCTCAAGGACTTCAAGGTACTAGGGGTAATCAAGGTGCTCAAGGACTTCAAGGTTCTCAAGGAATACAGGGATTACAAGGGACTCAAGGTCTTCAAGGACTTCAAGGTACACAAGGTACTCAAGGTACTCAAGGAAGACAAGGACTTCAAGGAAGGCAGGGACTTCAAGGCGAAAAAGGTGACCAAGGACCTCAAGGACTTCAAGGTTATGGTGGAGAAACGGGACTTCAAGGTTCGCAAGGAACTCAAGGAAGACAAGGAACTCAAGGACTTCAAGGTGCTCAAGGTAATCAAGGAACTCAAGGACATCAAGGACTTCAAGGACTTCAGGGAACTCAAGGTACTCAAGGCACTCAAGGAAGACAAGGACTTCAAGGAAGACAAGGACTTCAAGGTGAAAAGGGTGATCAAGGGCCTCAAGGTACTCAAGGAACACAAGGAATTCAAGGTACTCAAGGAAGACAAGGACTTCAAGGTACTCAAGGAGATCAAGGTACTCAAGGAAGACAAGGACTTCAAGGAACGCAGGGACTTCAAGGTGAAAAGGGTATTCAAGGAGATCAAGGAACTCAAGGACTTCAAGGTACACAAGGACTTCAAGGTACTCAAGGATCACAAGGTACTCAAGGACTTCAGGGAACACAAGGAACTCAAGGACTTCAAGGCACTCAAGGAGATCAAGGTACACAAGGACTTCAAGGTACTCAAGGACTTCAAGGTACTCTAGGTACTCAAGGAGTTCAAGGAGTTCAAGGAATTTCTGGAGAATCTTTTAATCAAGGAACTCAAGGTACTCAAGGAGATCAAGGTACTCAAGGATCACAAGGTACTCAAGGACTTCAAGGTACTCAAGGACTTCAAGGTACTCAAGGACTTCAAAGTACTCAAGGTACTCAAGGAAGACAAGGACTTCAAGGTACTAGAGGTGATCAAGGAGTTCAAGGAGTTCAAGGTATTCGTGGAGCATATGATGCTCAAGGAACTCAAGGAACTCAAGGAAGGCAGGGGCTTCAAGGTGAAAAAGGTGATCAAGGAACACAAGGACTTCAAGGAAGAGGCGCCCAAGGACTTCAAGGTACTCAAGGACTTCAAGGTGAAAAGGGTATTCAAGGAGATCAAGGTACTCAAGGAAGACAAGGACTTCAAGGAAGACAAGGACTTCAAGGTGAAAAGGGTGATCAAGGAATTCAAGGACTTCAAGGACGAGGTGCTCAAGGACTTCAAGGAACTCAAGGAACTCAAGGACTTCAAGGTGAAAAAGGTGATCAAGGAATTCAAGGACTTCAAGGAAGAGGCGCCCAAGGAACTCAAGGAACTCAAGGACTTCAAGGTGAAAAAGGTGATCAAGGAACTCAAGGAAGAAGCGTTCAAGGAATTCAAGGTGGTTTTGGTAGTGATGGTACTAAAGGAGATCAAGGGACTCAAGGAATTCAAGGGACAGGTTTTCAAGGTGCTCAAGGAAGATCGACTCAAGGACTTCAAGGTGGTGGTGGACAAGGAGCTCAAGGACTTCAAGGTCCTCCAGGAACTGGTGCTGCCAATGCAGATAAAACAAATGTTTTAAAAGTAAGTGATAATCAATTATATTATCCATCATTTGTACTTGGAGAAGGGATCCAACAAACTAATATTAAACTTGATACACCAAAACTTACTTACAATCCTTCTACTGGAGAATTTTCTACTGGAGGACCATTTACTGTGTCCAATAAACCATTCTTCCGTAATGTTCCGATTTTAAATGAGAATTATACTATAACTTCCGCTTATAATGAAATGAGTGTTGGACCAATTCGAATAAATAGTGGATATACAGTAACAGTTCAGAGTGGCGCTCGTTGGTCAATTGTATAAGACATTATGAGTACATTAATACTAGATCAAATTCAATCACTTGACGGAAGAGCAATCCTGAATAATACTGGTAGCATTCTTCAAGTAATTACTGCAACGAAAGACAACACTTCATCAACAACATCGACAGATTATGTTGATATTGGCGGATTAAGTCTTTCAATAGTTCCATATTCACTTAGTAGTAAAATTTTAATATTTTTTAATCTTAGTGTTGGTCAATCGGAAAATTCTACAGTATTTTTTAAATTAGTTAGAAATTCTACTGATATTCTTTTCGGAAAAACCACATCTTCTAATGGTAGTCAAACTTCAAATATAAATTATAGTAGTAGTACCACAGCATTCTCTCAAAATTATCTAGATTCTCCAAACAGCATATATTCAACCACATATAAAATTCAATGGGCAACGGAAAATTCATCTCTTGCCTTTATTAATAGAACGACATCTATAGAACAAAATACAGAAACATCATTAATATCCACAATTACATTGATGGAGGTATCTGCATAATGGATATTTACAGAGCACTTTTATCATTAAGACCAGGAGCAAAATGGCATCTTGATGGGAATGATTATTCTAATATTCAATGGTTAGAATTGTCAGAAATATTAGGTGGTCAATCTCAACCAACTAAAGAAGAGGTAATAGCAGAAATAGAAAGACTTCGAGTAGAATATGAAAGTAAAGAATATCAACGACTTAGAGAAGCAGAATATCCTTCCTTTGCCGACCAATTTGATCTTCTATATCATGGTGGATATGATGCTTGGAAAGAAAAAATAAATATGATAAAATCATCATATCCAAAACCTGTGCAGGAAGAAAATACTAATCAAGATTCCTCTCCAGACATGATTTTAGAAAATCCTGAAGTTTTATCTGTTCAAGAAGATACTATTATTGAACAGATAGTAAATGATTCTTCTATAGATTCAAATGTGGAGAATGAAACATGAGTACATTACAACTTGGTAATAATGTTATTATTTCTGGAAGTGGAAGTGCTAGTCCTGCAGGGAATACTACAGGTGGATCAATTGTTGGAATTTATAGTGCAGAAGGTATTATTCCAACTGGATCTGTCATTTATACTGCAACAAATATTGCTGGTACAGCAAAGGTTCCAGATGGTTACTTACCCTGTAATGGAGCTATAGTTAGTAGGGTAGATTATTCAAAATTATATGAGGCTCTTGGTTCACCAACTACATCAAACGCATTGTGGAATCTGGGTGCAATTGGTGGATTTCCTGGAACTGGTGCTATCAATTATCTTACTTCACCTGTACCAAATTCAACTCAGTTTCGTTTACCATATTTAAGTGGTGTTTTTATTCGTTGTTGGTCTGGACCAGGTGATTTTACATTGGATAGTTCTGGAGGATCAGGACGAGTATTTGGTTCGTTTAAAACGGATATAATACCATCCACAGTTTCAACTACAAGTGGAAGTATTGCTCTTATGGCCATTATAAAATATTAATAAACATATGAAAGCTTATCATTTTAATTTAAATTATGGATACTATACTGGTGAAAGTGATGCATTTGAATCTCCAAGAAGACGTGGAGATTATTTAATTCCACTTTTTGCCACAGATATAAAACCACCAGAATGTGAACTTGGTAAAATACAAATTTTTAATGGAACTTCCTGGGATATTGTTGATGATAAAAGAGGAATTTATTATTCTACTCAGACAAAAGAAATAATTATAAATGATAACCCATTAAAAGTACCAAAAAATTCAACAAAGGAACAACCACCAGAAGTTCCAGAGGGTCATTCTTTGACTTGGAATGATGGATGGGTTCTTCAAAAACTTACTATTCAACAAAAATTAGAATCTCTTGGATTAACTGTTGATGATTTAAAGATTCTTTTAGGTATCTCACCATAAATACAAAAAAAGGAACTTATTATGAGCGTAGTAGTAGCAAATAAAATAGTCGATCTTGATGGAAATACTATTGCAACTTTTTCATCTCCAGGAATAAAAATATTTTCTCTTGGTGTCGGTACTAATGCAACAGGAACTACTGGTGAAATTCGGGCAACCAACAACATCACTGCTTTTTATTCTGATGAAAGATTGAAAGAAAATATTAAACCAATCCCAAGTGCTCTCTCAAAACTTCTTTCATTAAGAGGAGTTACATTTAATAGTAATAAACTTGCAGAACAATATGGATATTTTGATAAGAAGGAGCAAGTTGGTGTTATTGCTCAAGAAGTAGAAAAAGTACTACCACAGATTGTAGTGCCAGCGCCATTTGATATTGAACAAGATGAAGATGGAAATGAATATTCAAAGAGCGGAGAAAATTATAAAACAGTCCAATACGATAAACTAATTCCTCTTTTAATTGAGGCAATTAAAGAACAGCAAGAAATAATTATAAATCTGCAAAGGAGAATTGAAGATTTAGAAAATATTTAATATGACTTTACAATCTTCTGGTGTTATTAGTCTTTTAGACGTTCAGAATGAATTTAAATCTTCCGATGAAGGTATAGAATTCGCAACTGAGGTAGTTAAATTACCACCAACAACCTGGACTGATGAAAGTAATCCATTTCCAGGAAGAACAACTGGTACTAAAACCACAATATCCAGTCCACAAATTCAACTAACAGGAGATATTGGAATTAAAACTTCATATGGATCAGTTACTCATTCCAATACTTCAAATGATAATCAATTACCAGAATACACGATACCAATTAATGAGTATTATCGTGGAGGTATTTATGTATCAAATGATACTCCATTGCGAAATCAATCAATTCCTACAAGCGGGGAAATAAGTTTAGCGAATTTTTATGGTGGAGTAGGTGGAGATATAGTTAAATTTATTAGTACAAATAGAGAAAATTTAGATTTACAAACAATATTTACTAATGCCGAATGGATAGATACTGAAAGAAGAAAAAGAGTTATTATTAAAAAAAATGTTATTATTGGTGGAACTAGTGCAAATCCTGAAAACTATGCCTTAAAAGTCTCTACAAATCTTGGGGCAGGATTAGTATTAATTAATTATGGTGATATTGTTGGATATGGGGGCATATCAGGCGGAACAATTACTGGTGGAAATGCAATTTTAGTAGGAACATCTTCGCCAACAATTACTAATCATACAATTACTAACATAACTCACAATCTTACATCTGGAATTTATGGAATAGTACGACGAGTTGGTTTAACCGGCAATATATTAACTCCAATCGGACCTAGTGAAGTTGTTAGTTCGTCTATGGCCTCAACAAATCAGTCCATAGCGCATGGAACTGGAGAATTTTCTCCAGGAGATTCAATTTACATATACAGTAAACCAGCAGTTTTGGACGCTCTTGATGATGAACTTATTCTTGATCCATCTCCTTCAACAGAACCTCCTGTAAATTTATGTAAAATAACAGCGAAAAAAACTGCAACATTTACTGGTTATATTAGTAATGGAAATTTGACCACTGCAGGATTCCGTTTATCTGTTATAAGTGGAACACAACCAATTGCAGGAATGGGAATAATTACAGGTATTCGTGATAAGAAACTTGTAATTGATACTGTTTATACGCGAAGTGCAACAAATGCAACGTTTAGTGGAAATAAACTTTTACGTGCCGAGATGAGTATTGGTATGGTAATTTCTGGTACAGGAGTTCTTGCAGGAACCGTAGTTACACGACATATGACATTCTCTCCAAGAGGGTCTTCTTGGGGATCTGTTAGTGGTACTATTTTTACAGTCACTGCAACCCCAACGGAACCAATTTTGCCTGGTTATATTTTAAGTGGTGGTATTGGAATGCCTACAACAGGTATACTATACATAGTTGAGCAAATAGATGGACCTACTGGAGGTACGGGAAGGTATCTAGTTAATACTAGTGCTAACGCTTCTATTGATTTTTATTCATATTATCTTCTTAATCAATCTCAAAATATAACAGGTCCTATTGATATTGTAGGCATTGTACACATTTTAGATAGCAGCGACCTATTTGGTTCTCCATTAGCAAGTTCTCCAACATCAATGACTGCAGTTTGTTACGAATTGAACAGATCTATAGATTCATCTATAGATGTGCGGAGTAAAACTTCAAATTTCAAATTTTTCACTGCTGGTGGAAGTACTTCTCCCGGATTTACCGTTACCACTACTTCTGCTGGTTTATCAGCATTAACACAAGGTCAGTCTGTTACAATTTCTGGATCAACTGCGAGCGCAACAGGTACTAATACTACAAGTATAAACACATCAATATTTAATCGTACATGGAGTAGTATTAATAAACTAAACTCTACTCAATTTTTTGTCGCTACCACTAGAATTGATAATACTTATTCTTCATCAAACGGATCCTTCCCAACTAGTACAACTATACCTTTCACTACTCCTATTACAATTCTTAATTATGGTAGAATTTATGGTGGTGGAGGTGCTGGGGCTAACTCAAGAGAAAACAGATCTAGTGGAACTTTATATAATTATTTGACAAACAGATATAGTAGCACTACTACTGGTACTGTAAATGATCCAGATAAACTTGCATGTAAGGTTCAATTAGCCATAGATCCTGGATTTAATGGGACTGGTGGAAATGGGCAGGGATATAATCAAGCAAAAACTTTAGGTACACCAGGATCTGCCAATCCAAATGCACAAAAATATGCGTATCTCATAGGATATGGAAATAACACATTTACTAGTGGGGTAGATCCTTATTTGGATTTAATATCCATACCACCCAATGTTCAAGTATCTTTGGGATTGTATGGGTGGATGGCAGGTGCAATGAGTACAGCACCAGCAACATGGAAAAATGTTTATCTTGGGTCTGGATCATCATTTGGTTCTTGGTCTGCACCACCACCAGTAGGATCTGTTAGTGGTACAATCTATGCTTCCAGTCCGGGGTTCGTCTTAGGTGGATCAGTTCATACGATAAAAATAACCAATTTGTTCGCTTTTGGTACTAATAACACAATATCACTTCAACCTAGTCTTGCTAATGGTGCTCCATATAGACAAATTATTAATTTTTATAGACCAACTCAAGTTGTTGCTCCCATAACTGATACTGGATGGACTATAACTAACACATCCACCACACCGCAATCTAATCCATATCCAACTGATATAGTCAGAATAACTACCACCACAAATAACTACACTTATAATATAAGTTTTCCACCACAAAAAATACCTGGTAATGGTGGTGATGGGGGAAATTATGGGGAATCTGGGAAAACACCTTCTATTTCTCAAGGTTCTGCTGGACTTGCAGGATATTATATTGCAAATAGTTATATTTACTCTAATGTAACATGGGTAAATACTGGAGACGTTAGAGGGAGAGTTAATTGACTCCCCCCCCCTTGACAACCCTCCCCAGATGCCCTATAATACTCAGGTAATCAATCAAAGACCGAATGCAAACCGAAGAGTTCTTGAGTCGTTGCGTTATCGATACTCTTGCACGTAAATTTTACCTA